CTCCGCGGTCAAGCGCGCCGAGGACGCGGAGGCGAAAGTCGCCGCCCTCAACCGCGAGAAGCTCGTGGCGGAAGCGGCGGCGGCGGCGAAGCTCCCGCCGGCCATGGCTGACCGGCTCCGCGGCGAGACGAAGGAAGAGCTCGCGGCGGACGCCAAGGCCATGGCGGAGTCCCTCGGCTTCGACCGGTCTGCGGTGGATCCGTCACAGGGCAAGGGCTCTTCCGGCCCGATGACCCACCACTCCCTCGCGGACGCCCTGTCCGCCCACTACGGCACCGGCACCAGCCGGTAGCCACCACCAGAAAGGACCATCCCCATGGCCATCACCCTGGCTGACGCCAAGCTAAACACCCAGGAGGACTACGACCCGGCCGTCATCGACGAGTTCCGGAAGTCCTCCTCTCTCCTCGACGCGATGATCTTCGACACCGCGGTCAACCCCGCCCAGGGCGGCGCGACGATGACCTACGGCTACCGCCGCCTGGTCACCCAGGCCGACGCTGCATTCCGCGCGATCAACTCCGAGTACGCGGACTCCAACGTCACCACCGCCCGCTTCTCCGTCGACCTCGCGGTCCTCGGTGGCGCGTTCAAGATCGACCGCGTCCTCGCCAACCTCGGCCCGGCAGCCTCCAACGAGGTCACCCTGCAGATGGGCCAGAAGATCAAGGCCGCGAACACCGCGTTCGCTGACGCCGTGATCAACGGCGACACCGCCGTCGACGCCAACGGCTTCGACGGACTCGACAAGGCCCTCCTCGGCTCCGACACCGAGATCGGCGCCGACGACACCGTCGACTGGTCCGACTTCGACACCGACACCCGGGCCGAGCACAAGGCCCTCGACGTCATCGACGAGTTCCTCGGCAACCTCGACGGCACCCCGACCGTCATCCTCGGCAACAAGGCCACCCTCGCCCGCGTCCGCGCCGCCGCCCGCCGCGCCGGCCAGTACACCAAGGACCCGGTCGAGGACCTCGTCGGCGCCGGCGGCCGGCCGATCGAGCGCGAGTCCTACGGCGGAGTCACCTTCGTCGACCCGGGCAACAAGGCCGGCACCAACGACCCGATCATCCCGATCGACGCAGAGAAGGGCACCACGTCCCTCTACGCGGTCCGCATCGGCCTCGACGGCTTCCACGGAGTCACGACCACCACCGGTGAGCTCGTGCACTCCTGGCTGCCGGACTTCACTACCTCCGGCGCGGTCAAGCGCGGCGAGGTCGAGCTCGGCCCGGTCGCCGTCGCCCTCAAGGCGACGAAGGCGGCCGCCGTGCTGCGCAACGTCAAGGTTCGGTAGCCCCCATGAGGATCCGAGTCACCGCGCCGAACCGGCGCTTCAACGGACGGATCAACGAGGACGTCTTCTACCGCGGCGTCTGTGATGACGCCTCCGAGCGGAACCTGCCGTACTACATCAGGCAGGGCTACACCATCGGCGACACGGACACCGTCACGGAGAGCCCGGAACCGGACAATCAGCAGGACGCACCGGAGGAAGAGACCGTCGACGGGGACCAGGATCCCGCCGCGCAGGACACCGCCGACAGTGAGGCCGCCGCCGACGATAGGTCGGCCCCGGCCTCGCCGAAGCGCAACGCGCCGCGCGCGGTCTGGGCGGCGTTCCTCGCCGACCAGGGGATCACCGTCGCCGACGGCGCATCCCGTGACGAGCTGATCACCGCCTGGGAGCAGTCCCGGGGATAGGAGGTGAGTCCATGACCACACCGACCGACCCGACCGACCCGGCTGATCTGCCCGTCTATGCCACCGGCGAAGATGTCGCCGACCGGCTCGGAGGCATCGCACTGGGGGAGTCGGAGGGCCGCAAGGTCGCCCGCTTCCTGCGCACCGCCCACACCCGCCTGAGGCGACTCGACCCCACCCTGGACACTCGCGTGGCCACGGGACAGGTCGACGCCCTGGCGGTCGGCGACGTGCTCGTGGAGGCGGTCTACCGCGCCGTCGAGGACGACCGCATCGGCTGGCGGGTCCGCAGCGAGGGATGGCCAGAGGCCACCACTGAGTTCGACACCAGCCAGTCCGAGCGCGGCGTCTTCTTCACCGACGACGAGCTCGCCGACATCGGCATCGACGGCACCACCGACGGAAACCAGGGCGCGTGGACGATCAACGGATGGCGGACCAGGGGGCAGCAATGACCCCTGAGGCTTTCGCCGCCCGCTGCTCGGAGGCTTACGCCCCGATGGTCGCCCGCCGGGTCACCAACCCCGACACCGGAAACCACCGGGACATCCTCACCCCAGGCGACCCCGTCCCCGGCCTCCTGCAGCGACGTGATCCTGACGCCGCGCAGGCCACCGCCGACATCGGTTCCGGCAAGACCGCGACGATCCAGCAGCGACTCCTCCTCCTCGCAGGCGAACACCGGTACCCCCAGGGCACCGTCTTCGTCGCAGGAGACGGACGCCGCTGGGTCGCCGACGCCCCCGCGATCCCCCGCACCACCCCACGCCGACCATGCCCCTACACGGTCATCATCGTCACCCGCAGCACCCAGACCACCACCCCGTAGGAGGTGAAACCACCGTGCCCGCATCCGCCCGACTGACCATCTTCGACCAGCAGGCCCGCCAGGAAGCACGGCAGCACTCCCAGAAGGGCCTGCTGAAGATCGCCAACGAAGCCGCCGGCCAAGCCAGGGCCGCAGCCCCGGTCCTCACCGGCGCCTACCGAGGCGGAATCAGCGTCGCCCACTCCGGCAGCCGGGTCTCCATCATCGACACCGACCCCACCGCCATCCACAAGGAGTACGGCACCAGCGACACTCCGCCCCACGCCGCCCTCACCGACGCCGCCATGCGCGCCGGGGAGTACCGGGGCATGATGCCCCGCGGCATGACCCGGCGGAGTAGACGGAGGCGCCGATGAAGGGGCCGCTGCCGTACATGCTCATCCCTGTCCGTCGCCTCCTGCTCGACGAGGAGGAGTTCGTGAGCCTGCTCGACGGGGGCACGGTCACGACCCGTGACCTGCCCTCCGAGCTGACCGCACCGGCGGTCCTGATCCGGTCGATGTGGCAGGACGGCGAGGATGCGCAGCTGCGCAACCCCGCCATCCAGGTCATCGCCGTCGTCCCGGACAACTACGCCCCGGAGTCTGGCCCGCACGCCGGGAAGGACCCCGACGAAGCCGCCTGGGACATCGTCGCCCGCGCCGCGACCATCCTCGACTTCTCCCGGAGCCGGGAGTTCCGAGGGGCGGCGTGGCGCGCGTCCTGGACCGAGGGCCCGGTCTCCGAGGTCGGCTCCGACCGGGACGCGACCCACCCGCTCTACACCTGCACGATCACCGTCCAGATGACGGTGGTACCCCCCGACACGCTCTAGAAAGGAGCGATCATGTCCAACTTCGCTAACCCCGAGGCAGCACAGATCTGGCTCGACGGCGACGCCTTCCGCGCCCCCGAGAACACCCCCATCCCGAACCTGTCCAAGGTCGAGGACTTCTCCCCGGACGCCAAGAACCCCCTCAAGTCCCCCGGCATCGACGGCGACGGAGAGGTCACCTGGGAGCCGTTCGGCGGCATCGAGGCCGGCGTCGACTTCGCCCCGGAGCAGAAGGCCAACGACAAGACCATCTGGAACTACCGCGGCGGCATCTACGACTCCTACGACGACATCCGCAAGGACACCGGCTCCTTCATCGCCGTCGACGACAACGCCGCCACCACCAAGACCCGCCTCCGTGGCGGCCACATCGTCAAGAACGGCGCCCTCTACGAGGAGGTCATGGGCGACGAGGAGGTCATCGCCCTCACCTACCTCTTCCGCCGCGGCTCCAAGGTCAAGGGCATCTACATCGCCCGAGCCAAGCTCGCCGAGCCCGCCGCCTTCGGCCGCTTCAACGGCACCGACCTCGACGGGTGGACCTTCAAGTTCAACTACCTCTCCATCCCCCGACCCTTCACCATCACCAAGCCCGCCGAGGGAATCGAGGTTGTTGACCCGGGGGAAACCCCGGCCCCGGTCGAGGGCTAGTTCCCCGTCCGGGGCTCTACCCCTCGAAAACACTCAAGCCCAGCAACGGGAAGTGATCCCGGGAAAGGAAGATCATGGCTGACATCTACAAGCCCACGGTCTACGTCAACAATAACGAGCCGAACATCGAGGCCGACAACCTCAACAAGGGCGAGAACGCCATCGCGGACCTCTCCGCCCGCGTCAACGCCATCGAGACCGACGGTGGGGGTGCAGGCGGTGGCGAGGTCACCGCCGCGTCCATCACCGACGCCACCGACACCGGACGCAAGGTCCTCACCGCCAAGGACGCCGCCGCGGCACGTACCGCCATCGGCGCTGGCACCGGGTCCAGCAACCTCAAGATCGGCACCACCGCCACCGACGCCAAGGCCGGCGACTGGAAGCCCGCCTGGGCCGACATCACCGGCAAGCCCACCATCCCGGATATCACCGGCCTGGCGAAGAAGACCGACCTTGACGCCGCCCTCGCCCGCATCAAGACGCTCGAGGACGCCGCCGCCCCCGCAGAGGGCGGCGAGTAGCACCACCCGACCGCGCCACCACCGGCGGCGCGCCGGGCCCGGGGAATCCCTGGCGGGGTCGCCCCGGGCCCTCTTCTCGACCACAGCTGACCCCGCCCCCTCGTGAAAGGACCCCGCCACAATGACCACGAAGACAACCGCGACCCCGGACACCGATGACCGGGAACCGTTCGACCTGCTCAAGGTGCTGGAACGCCCGTCCGACCACGAGACGACTCCCGCCACCCTCGGTGACATCACCGTCCATGTGAAGACGTCCTGGACCGGGGCGGAGGCCGCCCGGGTGTCCACCACCCTCGCCGGTGGTCTCGAGGACGTGATCCGCGCGATCGTCCCGGACACCGCCGAGGCCGACGCGGCATGGGAGTTCGTCGGGGGCCTGCTGGCGCAGGTCGCCTCGAAGGTCGTCATGGAGATGCTGAAGCTGGCCGGGCTGGCGACCGATCAGGGTTTTCTCGCGCCCTCGCCGGAATCAGTGACGCCCGAGGGTGGCGCCGCGCGGTAGTGGGCTTCCGTCGGCACTACTGCATGAGCCTCGTCGAGGCCATGCACACCCTCGACTGGCGGGAGATGGAGATCCTGCTCGAGGAACTCCCACCAGCGTGGTCGCCGACGGACGAGAACATCGCCCGCCTGGTCGACCGAGACGACTTCCACCTCAACGGCGTGTACGCGGGCTGGACCGCGGACCCCGACGCGCCGGATCCCGGGCCACGGCCCACACCGCCACCGGTGCCGGTGCTGGACCCGGTCGCAGTCCGACCCGCCGACCTCACCGCTGAGCTCGCCGAGCGGAACGCCGCGTATCTCGCCTCCCTGCAGACGCCGTCTCCGACGCCGCAGGCCACCCAGGACGCCGCCCTCGACGCCCTGTTCGCCTCCCTCGGAGGCTGACCCACCACGACCCCAGGAGGTACCCCATGGCCGGCGGCCAGATCGACATCCGAGTGGAGCCTGACGTCAAGGCGTTCCCGGGAAAGCTGGAGTCCGGGCTCTCCGGCGCCCTCGGAACCGCGACGAAGATCGGATCCGCACTCGGCATCGCTCTCGGCGCCGGAGCCACGGCCAAGGCCGTCATGGACATCGGCATCGACTTCGACAAGAAGATGAACGAGATGTCGGCGGTGTCCCAGGGCACGGCATCCCAGATGGACGCCGTCGCAGCGAAGGCCCGTGAACTCGGCAATGACACCGACCTCACAGCCACCTCCGCCTCTGACGCCGCAGCTGCCATGGTCGAGCTGTCCAAGGGCGGCTTCTCCGTCGACGAGTCGATGGGAGCGGCCAAGGGCACGCTGCAGCTCGCCGCCGCGGCACAGATCGACGCGGCGGACGCCGCCACGATCCAGTCGCAGGCACTGCAGGCTTTCTCCCTGCAGGCATCCGATGCAGCCCGGGTCTCCGACATCCTCGCAGGTGCTGCGAACGCATCATCGGCGGAGATCGACGGTATTGCCCAGGGGCTTCAGCAGTCCGGCACCGTAGCCAGCCAGTTCGGCATCAGCATCGAGGACACCTCCACGGCACTCGCCATGTTCGCCAACGCGGGCATCCAGGGCTCTGACGCCGGCACGCTGCTCAAGTCCGCACTGCTGGCGCTCACGGACCAGGGCAAGCCCGCGCAGGCGGCCATGGAGGAACTCGGCCTGTCGGTGTACGACATGCAGGGCAACTTCGTCGGACTGCCGGCCCTCTTCGACCAGCTGCAGACCGCGCAGAAGAACATGACACCGGAGGCCTACCAGGCAGCCACCGCCGTGCTCTTCGGATCTGACGCCATGCGCTTGGCCGGAATCGGCGCGGAGCAGGGTAGCGAGGGCTTCAACAAACTCAAGGAGCAGGTCACCCGGTCCGGGCAGGCGGCAGAGGTCGCGGCCGCCCAGACCCAGGGCCTCCCCGGAGCGCTGGAGCGGGCGCAGAACGCCGCCGAGTATCTCGGTCTGAAGATCTACGACGCGGTGAAGGGGCCACTGACCGACGCCGCGAACGCCGGCGTCGACGCCATGGAGCAGCTCGGCCCGTCGATCGAGACCGCGGCGTCCATGGGGGCCTCGGCCCTCTCCGGGCTGATCAGCGCGGCGACTCCGGTGGCCAAGATCTTCACCGATCTCGTCGGCGTGGTCACGAAACTCCCGGCGCCGCTGCTCGCCCTCGGCACCGCGATTCCCCTGGCGAAGATGACCGGACTGACATCCGCAGCGTCCGCCGGGGGAGGGGCACTGCGGACCCTCGGGCGGGACATCTCCGAGCAGCGGCAGTACTTCTCGTCGATGGGGATGGAGATCGGCCGGACAACCGCCGCCATGGCCCTCATGCAGGAGCGCGTCCCCACCATCGGCCGGATGGGCGACGCCTATCTGAGCGTCGGATCCGGG